ATATATAACTGTACCTCCCACTGACTCGCTTTCCCCCAAAGTGCAACTCTGCACCGTACCGCACACCCAACGTGCCGCCCTAAACTGCAACTAACTTTACTCACCATTGCACTATAATTCACCGCCTCACAACATTGTGTAGACTTTATGAACCCACGGCCTCCCACTTCCGCAGTGGGCGTGGTGGTGTATACTATGTGACGTCAGGAAGAACGGAAGGAGAAAAGATGACCACAGGAGGAATAAACATTTATGGGTGTATTTACGAAAGTGGCAGTCTTAAAGCTGTAGAGAAGTGGATAGTATACCAATGCGATACTTTCTATATTGCAGCGAAGAAATTGCATGACATGGGAACTATTGGCGACGATATTTTGGTTCTCCGAAGTGGTAATTATTGTGCTCGTCGCGACAACTCGAAAGACCTATGGCGGCTTTATTGCAACAATGAATATGTAACCATCCTCGATAACATCATCTACTAAGGAGCACCCACCATGACCACCCTAGCCCAACTTCTCGCCCCCTTCAATGATACGACCAAGGTAGTTATCTGCACAAGCGAATATATCTCCCTCACCGACGGCGCAGAATACGCCGTATATTGGAAGCAAAGCAATTCCCGAGTCCACCACTGCTATTTCAATTGCGCGGGAGAACTCGTTATCATTCTTGCGAAAGGAGACCGCTAATGATTACAGTAAGCCAATTGCTCGAACCCTTCGATGACTCCCTGCCCGTCATCGTCATATCCAAAGACCTAATCTCAGTCAACGAACATAAAACCATCGCCTGTCAATGGCGTAATTCCAATATTCCAGTTGACCGTGCTGGAATCTCGCCCAGCCGAACGCTTTGCATAGTTGTTGATGAGGATTGACACAATGACCATAATTCATCGCCTCCGCTTCACCCTCCACCTCTTACGCCACCGCACCGACCCTAACCACCTCGCCATTATGGCACTCGTCCACACAAATACCCGCCAGCTTATTCATGAAGTTTGGAGAAAGGAGCCGCACAATGAAACTCAAGAAACTACTTAAGATCATTAACCAACCTCAGCGCCTCGCCATCTTACACGCAACCCGAGACAATGCCGAATATGTTTGCTTTAGCTTGCTTGAAGATTTATCTAAAATCTAGCAATTAGATTTACCTAATTGTTTTAAGATTTATCTAAAATCCAGCGAATAGAAAAGACCCGCCTAACAGCGGGTCTTTCCTATTCGTCATCGTCAAACCATTATACCGCTAGGCGGGCTTCATGTAAACCGTCCCCTTCTGAGTCCCCACAGCCACATAGCACCGTTTTCCGGAATTCCCAATGTAAGTGCCCCACACATACCCCCCTGCCAGGGTGCGCGTGGAATCGAGATACACTGTATCCCCCTTATCCAGCGAACCCGCAATAGTTCCCTCCGTAGAGGGCTTGCGCCGAATGTTCACGCCCGAAGGCGCTACAACTTTCCACCGTCCCTTCAACGATTTGGGGAAAACTTCGTCCACACTCGTTCCCGTAGCAGGCTTCGCAGGCTTCGGAGCCGTGTACCCGCACCACTCGGCCCACCCGTCGCGGGTCATATAGGCCTTGTTCAAATCGAGCCGACCAGCCCAGCCCTCCAGATAACCATACTCGGTATACTGGCGAATCTCGCAGGCGTAAGCCCCCTCGTTCCACGGTTTCTTCTGGAAACCGTTCACCCTGTTATTGTTAGCGTACTGCGCCACCCACAGCCCCATACCGAATTCCTTGGCTACACTCTTGGGGATCTGAGAGAGCGACGCATACAGCATGAACCGCCGCTCGGGTATCAACACTTTGAGTTCGCGGATGAACTCGCGCAAATAGTCCAGGTTACCATAGGCCCTGTTCTGGTATTTCTCCCAATCAATGCACACCATCACAGACCCAAGATCACCCTTAATCGCGTTATAGAACGCCGCCGCCTCGGCCTTCGCCCCGATACCCGAAATATAGTGGTAAGCTCCCACCAGAAGCCCGCGCCTCTTCGCTTGCTTGATCCACTTCGAATAGTAGGGGTTCTTGTATGTCTTCCCCTGCGTTGCCTTCACGATCACAAAATCAAGCTTAAGCTTATCAAGGTCGATACCCTCGTTATGGCTTGAAATGTCAATCCCGTTAAGCGGCATGTTTACCTACCTCCTCGTCATCGTCGGCCAGCCCGTCGCGGGCGAAGTCAAAGAACTTCAAAAACTTGTTGGTCTTCAATCTCGGGTCAACCTCGCACACGTTTTCAACGACGCTCAGAATCTCAACGAAGATGATATAGCCACAGAGAAAATCGAGAATCGGGAAATGAAAGCCCAGGTCAACGTGCATTTGAGTAACATGACACGCGATACCCAAGGCAATCACCAGAATAAGCCCCGTCTTTTTCTTAATCCCCTCCCAGCCGTTCGATGAATTCCATTTCTTCGTAACGAAGCCCTTCACGTTGCCCGCCACCACGTCTAGCGCCATGAAGACCAGCGCGGCTGTGACCCAGGCGCATTCCACCCGTGTAAGCAATTCCACTGCAATCCTCCTTAAACCAAGTTGAGATAACGCATGACATTATCCCATGTCGCCTTAACTTGCGGCGTGTCAAATCGAACTTGCCCCGTCATGTACATTCGTTTCATGCCCTTGAGCAATCCGCTTGACCGCTCCACCATGAGCATATCGGGCGTTTGATCGGCCCTGGTCAGCACGTAAGGCTTCGCATCGCTCGGGGTCTTCTGCGTCACGTACCACAAATTACGCTTGAAGTCGCGCCACATCCCGAGGGTAACCCCGTCGAACACCACCGAGAACTGATACCGTGCTTCGGCACTCTTGGCCTCCATGAAGGGCGATTCGTCCAAGGTAAACCGATTGCCCACCGCGTAATCGTAGTACTCGGTTTCGGCAATCATAGACCCGAAACGAGTAGCCGTGACCCGCTCGGCGTAGGCAGTTGATTCGATCATCTCGCAGCAATGAAAGCCCTTCATTGCCGAACAGAACCGTTGCCCGATGCGCGGCGTGATTCGGAAGTACACGAAATAGGGGTTGACAATCGAAATGGCGTTGGCAAGAAACATAACCCGCACCCGATCAGTGAAGCGGTCAACGGTGTTGTAGAACTCCAGGAAAATACGCACCTCGTTAGGTATGTAGTGAATGAACCCACGATCAATGATGAACTCATCGAACACGATCAGATGAACGTTCGGATAAGGCACCGACTTCTTGCCTACCGTTGTAGAGAGAGCCACCAAATAGCAGAAGGTGCGCCAGGGGTGCGGGTTCTTCTCGGGGTTGCCCTGCTCGTCCACCTCGTCATAGGCGGGGCGCACCTGCGCCCTCATCCCGTGAACCCTGATTTCAAAGTCGGGGAACACGTCCGCTATATCATCGAACAACTGTTCGCGGTCGGCGAACTCTGTTTCATAGCGGCGCATATAAATGAACTGCTGCCCCTTCGTCAGAAACCGCCGAAGCCCGCTCACCTTCATTTCATATGTCTTCCCCACACCGCGCCCGCCAATGGCGTACATCCACATGGCATTCCTGGTCATGAGGTCGTGACACGACCAATGGATGCCGTCGTTAGCCAGCGTCGCCATTAGAGATACCTCCGTAGTTGCCATTCGCGCTGTGTCTTGCAGTACTCGGTGGCACTGAGTTTGTTCCAGTGCGGCCCGGGGGCTGAACCGTGCCCCATCAGCTTATCGCCGCCCATGTACATTTCGACGTGCTGGACTCCGTTGGTATGCGTTACCTGCAAAAGGTCGGCGGGCTGGGCCTTGTCCACGGGAAAGGCAGTACCAGGCCCGCCGCTGGCAATCAACTTACCCTTACCGCGCTGAGCACCCGTGTAGGTGCCGATGTTCTTGCCCGTGACGAGCTGGTAGGCCCTCCACACTGTGGAAGAGCAGTCCCCATAGCCCGACTTGTCGGGGTGGAGCCTGTCCCCAGATTGGGAGTATTTAAATTTGTTTTCCCACGACTTGAATAGCTCCACAATCCTGTTTTGCGCCTCGGTGCCCGTCGAAGACCCCGAGTCGGTATAGTCGTTCACCTGCGTTGTCCATCCGGGATTGCGGGCAGGAATCCACCGCTGCGCACCAGCAGCATAGAACAGTACCCCATCGGCGTAGGGCGAACCGTCGGCCCCGTAGAGCACGAGGGTATCGCCCGTTTGGATGATATAGCGGAAATTCGCCGCCTCACTCGAAATGGTCTCCGAATCGCCGCCCGTGGTCACGTCCCCCACCTGGCCGTAATCGGGCGGTGCTGACGTGCCGTCCCACTTGTCCAGCAGCCGCTTCACTTCGTTGTACCGATTTCGGTACTTTGACAATACACGGTCGTTTAGGGCCGTGGTATGACAGGTGTTGAGGGTGGCCGTGCCCGCCGCCATGGAGCGGCAGACACGGCCGCAGGCGGCGGGGGTCTGGTGGTAGATGTTCAGCAGGTATACCAGCACTTTAGGGTTGTCCAGGCTCGCCCCGTACTGGCGTATGATGTAGTCAATTTGCTTGTCCTGCTGCTCATTGATCTGGGCTTCCTGCAAAGCGTGGTTGGCCGAAGAGGTCTTCGCCACGGCCTTCCAACTATTGCCCTCCACCTGTGTCCAATGGTAACCCTCCCACCATGACGAGTTGGCGGCGTGGGCCTCCACGTTCGCGCGGAGGCTCGCCGCTAACTTGGCGTAATCGTCGGGGGTCTCGTCCTTCATGCGGTGCAGGTGGTCGCCCGCCTCAGGCCCCCAGTACTGCCACATGCCCAAGGTGATAGCGTCTACCCAGTAAACGCTGTTCCAGGTAAAGTCGGACTCCACCGCAGCAATGCAGTATTTGGAGTATTCGCGAACTTGGGATTTCGTGGCCATGGTGGGTTTGCTCCTAACTGGGGATGAAAGAAAGCCGCGCTTGCCCAAATCCATTTTGGGCTGCTTGCATGTTACCAATTAAGTTAAAGTCATCGGCAACCAGCTTATTACCTGTTTTTGTGAACTCAACGGTTTGCGTGGCTCGTACATTATCCTGGAATAGTTGAGCCTCGAATGTGAGCGTATCGGGAACGTGCTCACCCGTTATCTCTAGCCCTGAAACCTCAACTAGGGCAGTGACGTATGCTGGGTTAACACTCTTTAACACACATAGAACTCCCGAATCCCGGTTTAGTGTAACCTCTGAAACTACGCCCTCGTTATAGCTAATTGATCCCCTTATTTCAAATGGCGCGATGGCGTTAGAACTGCCAGGCTTTCGAGACCCCGAAAGGGCAATAGGATAAGTACCGTTCAACTTCGGTTCCTCGGGGTCAGTTACGGGCGGGTTCGGTGTCATGCTGCCCCCCCCATTAGCGATAAACTCAATCACCAACGTGAGTTCCTTCGTGGAAGTGCCTCCCGTGTGCACTCCAAGGTCGCGCGTCTGGGCAGTAGGCGTGAACGAAAGCACACCGTCAACATAAGTCAGCGGGTAAGTCTGCGAACTTTCCAGCGTAGAGGACGAAACCTTTACGCTCGTGGGAACCTCAACGCCAGTACCGTTCTCGACAGTTGCAACAACGATTTTGCTTGTCGGCATATAAACGACATCCTCGCCCAATCGCGAGGAAAATTCGTATGTTGCACTCAGGTTATTCACAGTGAGTTTTTTGCCTGCGATCGAACCCGAGAACTTCGCCGTAGTGCTGCCGTCGTTACCGCCCTCGGTCTCAAGGGAGGGAGCCGCGCCGAACGTGGCCGTAGCGGTCGGCTCAGTTGGCGGAGTAGGCGGGTTCGGATCGGTGTAGGAATAGGGAAATACAAGAGTCTGTTGCTGGTAAAACCTAGAGCTTGTCCCCGTCAAGGGGCTGTAAACGATCACTTCATCCTTATTCGATGCCGAGGAATGTTTAACCCACACTGTAGCAGTTGTAAAACTGCTACCCACTTCAAATCCAACGGCGTTGCCAATGCCGTGTTTTTCCGCTGTGTACCCGGCGGGTAAGCTTATAACTTTTCTGGTGTCCAAACCAGCCGTTACATTCCCCCACTCAAAGCCCTGAATAAACGCAACATACATTAGTCCGTTTGCCGTAAAACACGGTACGGTTTTATTTTTAATGGTTGCGTTTCCTGCAAACGTCCACGGTGAAAGCTGGTTTTCAATCTCCCCAATAGCCGCCGTGTTGCTCATAACCCCCTGATAGGCGCTGTCAATCTGCGTATGCAGAGCAGTAGCCGACTCCTCGTCGGTCACGCCCAGGTTGGCGAAGTAATTAACGTGCTCCTCCACCAGCGGCGTATTCTTGTCAACTTCGGTCTTGACCGCAGCCAACGCCTCTTGAGTTGCATACGTCTCGGGCACTGCATCCACTGTCGTTTTAAGGGTGTCGATTTCGTTCTGGAAATTCAAGTTGGTCGTGGCTTGGGCCGTCTGGTTCGAATCCACCTTCTCGTCCAATGCCTGAAGATTAATGTTCGTAGCATTGAGATTGGAGTTGGTCGTTGCCAGATCGGCCCGAATCCCCGCGACGCTCGCGTCGGTGTCATCCACAACGCCTTTCATGGCCCCGTCCAGGATGCGCATTGAAACATTGTACTGGTCGGTAAGGTCTGCCTTGTCCGTTCCCTCGTACAGCTCCAGCCTGTAATTTTCGGAATACTGTGTCATTTAACACTCCTTCCACGTGGAAGGGCGGCACCCGCGCCGCCCCAGGTTGATCTTATTCTATACGAAACAGCCCGCTGGCTTCCACCCCTCATTTGGGACGGCTCGGGCGCTGACCGTGGCAAGCCCTCGCGCCGTCAAGCCCGCTTCGTTGATTTCCTCGACGGTAACGCCGAACTCGGCGATCTGCTCGAGCGAATAGGCATCGGGGGTGAGCCAGCACCAGAGACGGCGCACGGCATCTTTGGAGGTCATCATTTTGCCTGCGGTCACGTCCCATATAACGTGCTGGTCGATAATAGTCGCGATATACTCCCGCAGCGCCTTGTTCAGCATGTCAATGCTCGTGTCGGTGTAGGCCGTCAGTTTTTCTGTCTGGGCTACCTGATCGGCAATGAAAGCCGCCGTTTGCTCGGCCTGCGACTTCTCGAAGTCAGCACGGGTCGCCTCGTCAGTACTCGCAATGAGCGCTTCCAGCTTTTCAAGTTGCGCCGTCAGATCGTCCACCAGCTTTTCGTTCAGCTTATCGATTTGCGTTTGAAGGGCGTTTACCGCCGTGTTCAGTTGGGGTGCGGTAACGACGTTCTCCTTAATCCACGTTTCCATCTCGTGAATCTGGTTAATTGCGCCCATCATATAGGCAATCTGTTGGGTAATGCTTACGCTCTCGTCGTACACAAGCGGCCAGGTGACGGCGTTGGGGCCGTAGGCGGGAAGCCCGCAGGACTCCCAGAACATTGTTCTACTCATAGTAATAACCTCTCATTCCGAAACTACCGATCTCAGGTTTCCACAAACCCATAAAGCACACGTCCAATTCCGCGATGACCATCATATCAATGTTCAGCAGAGCCGAACGCAGACGCTGCACCGCCTCGGCGGCAGTGAGGCCCGTCAATCCCGCCACGTGCTCGGCGTACTTCGCCGTATCCGTGGCGTTCATCTTCGCTAACTCGTCAATGTCGGTGGAGTTGTCGGCGCTCGTCGTGGACGTTGCGCGGGTATCGCCCGTGGCGTTGCTCCTCGAATCAGCATCCACAAGAGATGATGCGTAGTCCTCGCGCCCCGAAAGCTGCATTTGCGGGGTGGAGCTGTTCACCGTGCGGGCAGTGCTCGTCGTGTCCGAGGTCGTGGCCGTGTCGGCCTGCTCGGTGCGGCTCTCCCGGTACGAGTCCGTGCGGTCGGTGGTGCGCTCCTCTCCGTGGGCCGTGTTCCGCCAGCCGTCCGTTTGTATTTCATGGTTGGCGAAAGGGCTCTTATCCTTCAAGGCAAGGTCGGATTTGTACACCTCATTGTAGAGCGGCATAATCTCGTTCATTTTGCGGTTGATGAACATTTTGAACAGTTGCGGCGTTTCCGCCCCGATCTCCCGAAACCAGAAGTGTTCCACGATCTTGCGGTTAAGCTGCTCGCGGTAGGTCTCATCGAAGATCGGGTAGTGCTGCAAACCGATGTCGAAGCCGTTTTCGATGAGGCACCCGAGTTCTACGGTGTAGGCCGCGCCGACATGGTAGTTAAGAAAGCCCGTCATTATCGCTCACCTCCAATGCGGGATAATCCCCGTCCTCGGTGCCGCCCGCCGTGTTGACGATTTCCCACATCTCACTGGAAAAATCCCGGTTGAAGTCCACCCACATATCCAGCCCCCAGCGGCGGTTAATCTCCTTACACCCCTCGCGCAGACAATCCAGGGAAATAAGGCGCATGGTGGACAGCTCGACGTTGTTGGACTCAACTTCGGCGGTCTGCACGCGCTCGGGCTTGTCAACGGGCGAGTTATCCACGCCCCAGCGGGTAAGGTAGTCGCGCCAAAGGTTGTTTTGAGCGTCTTGCAGCTTGTCATAGACAAAGGGCGCATCTGCGGCAAGGTACTTTGTCTCCACGCCGTCCATGAGCGCGTCAACGCCGATCACCACAGGTTCCCCGCCTTGCCATTGGCTCACGAGGTTGTTGATGGTCACGCGTTTTTCCTCGGGGCAGGTGATGATAACGGGGGTCATCTGCTGCGACAAGTTGCAGTCCATCGCACGGTCTAGGTACGCGAGTCGTGCAGCGAACCGCTGGAAGGTCGGGCGCATATTGTTACGGCGGTAGTTGAGCCACAGCGGTACGCACTCTTCGGCCTTGAGCAGTCGCCGGAAAGAGCCGTTCGCGCCGTAGGCGTTGAACGCGATGGGATTGTTGTACATATTGTAGGCACCGCCGGGCGTTGCCATGAGGGACAGAAACTTGTCGGTGGTCTCGTCGCGGAAGAACACCGACAAGCCCCGTTCCAAAAGCGTCAGGGTCAGAAAGCGGCGGTCGATCTCAACGGGTACGTTTTCCCATTTCAGTGTTGCACACGCTACCTGCTGGCACAGATCGAGCCAATAGTCGTAGTAAGCATCATTGGCGTTTGCTGTCTGATTCGGATTGTCGCGCGTCGTGATCTTGTTTTTTCGCTTGCGGGACATTAGTAGGATACCCCCTTAAAGGTGTTCGCGTCATAGCTGATTTTTCCGATCTCATCGGGGTTTACCCACACGGTGACCCCGCTTTCAAAAATGCCGCGAATGGTTTGTTTAAAGGTCTCGGGTATCATACCGAAAATTACACAATCGCGCATCTGCCAATAGGTGAACTTGCTCATGCACTTGAGGTCAGCGGGTGGCACCAGAAAGCGGTTCACGTAGTAGCCGTATCGCTGAAAATATTGGCCGATCTGGCGAAGGTACTGCGGTTTGATTCTCTTCCATTTCAAGAAAACGCCCATGATGCCGTTTGCAACATTGTAGGTGGAGCCGTTCAGCTGACCTGAAACGCTGGGCTGGGTCAACTGAGCGTCGCGCACGGTGGCTTGAATACCTTGAATGGCCTGCTGGTAATCGCCGTTCGCGGCGTAGTTGGCGTAGGTGTAATTAGTATCGGCCACCTGCCGCTGATAGGCCAAGTTGTTCCCCAGTGCCTGGTTAGCTGCCGAAAGCTGATTGGTGGTGGTGCGCGTTGTCCAGTCGGCGTTAGCCGTCATGTCCAGGTAGGCGGTGCCTGCCGCCAACGCGCCCTGAGCCGCCCCGCCGAGGTTACCGCTTACCAGCGAGCCTACAGCGCCAATACCCCCTGAGGCGATGCCTTTAATACCGCTCCAAGCGTTTTGCTCGAGGGCGATACCCGTTTGCTTCATGGCAAGGTTATTGGAAACATCTTGATTGGCCTGTTGGTTGCCCATGCTCGCGTCGGCGAGGTTAAGGGCGTTGTTTGCTGCCGTCAGTGATTTTTGCTGTGCCCATGAAGCATTAGAATACTGGTAGGCAATTGAATTAGCATTCGAGGCAAGATAGTAAGTATACATGTTGTTGACTGTAGCCAACTGGGGAAAGCCTTCATAACTAACGGATGCATCCAAGAACTCGCCGCCTTCAACAGCCACATTGTCACTGAGTCCGGCCACATTCTCGCTTGTATAGGACTGTGCGGGGTTAAAACGCCCGTTGTAGCGGTGAGGCCAGTATACAAACTTCATGTTTGGAGGCGTTAAACAGCTACGCAGCTTGAAATGCGAAGTTTGCTCAAAGGTGGTGCCGTCCACGTTCTCGGATTCAAGGATACGCATATACTGCGGTTTCAGAACCACTGGGTTACCCTGATATGTGGTCATCTCAATAAAGCAATAGGGAAACTGCCACAACTTCAGGTAATTGTAAAAACCCTCGCCGATAAGATCGCTATAGAAATGTCTGAAAGTGTTTTGTACCATGTAATCACGAGTGTTAGTGGAGCGCTTATTAGGGCGATACATAACCACATTCGTTGATTTACCGCCAAGGTGAACGCCAGTTGGATAGTCCAAAGGGTAAACTAGCCACGAGGGAATACACGTCATTGAGACAATTCCCTGGGAAACCCAGGGGGCATCTTGCAACTGCCGAAAGAATTTCGGGATGTCCGCGCCGTGTACCAGATAAGCATCGCAGCCAATGGGAACACCAAAGAGGTTGCAACCTTTAGCAGTCTTCAACTCGGGTTTCGTGGTGCTTCCCCAGTCCTCCGTTAGATCGGTATTGCTGATGACAAGCACAAACCACGCTGTATCGGCACCGCTTGTGTCTTTATTGAGCACAAAAAACTCTTGGTGAACAACGTCGTATTCATCGCCATATTCAAGGCCCTCGGGGTCTTGGATATAGTCGGCCATGTTGTACAGCGTCAGGTTTTTATTACTGGCGGCTATATGGCCTCGCGTGATATATGATCGTCCGAAGGTTATACGATCATAATAGGTCATCCAAACATCGAGCTGCACGATAAGCGCCGTAGTATTCGGTGCGACGTACTGAACATCTTGAACGAAGTAATAGAACTTGTCGGGCTTTCGCGCCGGGGTGCTCGATCTCGTGGGGACGGGCTGAATGGGATTCTCCGCGATAAGATAGTTCATCTGGTTGCACTGGGAAAAGGGAAGGGGAACCATAACAGGCTCCCCGTACTTAAGATAGACGAACCCCGTGAGGCGGGCCGAGTCAACCCGCCCCACGCGGTTTTGAAACCAGGTGTCACGCGCTTGCGTCGAATCGAAGCGCACCACATCGCGGTAACTCGAATCCCACGGGACGTTCGTCAGGGTAATGGAGGTGTTGGGAGTCCACACGCTGTAATCGAACTCGGGCGTATAGGGCTCCCGCTCCTCGGTAGTCTCGTAGGTCGCCATGGTGTTTACTCCGCGGGTTCGGCGGGAACCCCCACCACAACATCGATAGTGCCCGTGATGTACTGGCCCTTAGTTGCCCCAGCCTTCGAGGGGTAAACGCTCGTGGCGGTCACGGTCAGCTTCGCGTTCGTCTCGCCCTTGCCAACGTGCAACATACCATCGGCATCGATATAGGTTCGATCAGCCAGGGGCTTGCCAGCAGTGGCGCTGATAGACCACATAACACCCTGGGGAATCTCAATAGAGCCTTCGGGGTCGGTGGTACCCGTAACGGTCGCCTTCAAACGAAGTTCGCCGCCAGGCTTGACGGTAGCAGCGCCGCCCTCAGCCTCCACGGCCACGCCCGTAACGTCGAAAGTGGGCTTGACCTGGGGAGTTCCCGCATTGGTGGTCAGCATCACGCTATTGACCATGCGAGAAAGGCTATAAATTCCGTCGTGGTGCCACCAGTAATTCCAGCTGCGGCCCTGAGGGTTCTCAATGGACTTGAAGGCCATATAGGTATCCCAGCAGAAGATATGGCGCTCGTCGCACATGATCGCCTGGCACCCCTCGATACCGAAATCGTCAATGGGAATGATCTCAAGGCGAATGGCGTTGGTATCGCGGAAGGCGTAGGGAATCACGTAGGTATCGAGCACGGAGGCCAAATGTGGTTCAGCGAAAACGACGATCTTATGACCGCGCGAGGACGTGGGCCAGTGAAGGCCGTTGTAATCGCTCTTCATGAAATCGAAGTTGTATTTATACTCGTCGACGATCTGGGCGATATAGAGCGCCTGAGCCTCAACAGCGGCTTTGTCAAGCTTGTTTTCAACAGCGGGAACTTCGATCTTAAAATAACCGTGCTCCTGGTCATAGAGACGGAAGAGGTTTTTCATGATCAAGAATTCGTCCAGCTCGTCGGAGATATAGGGGGCCTCCATGACCGAATTAACGTACTCCTGCAAACCGTATTCGTTGAGCATAGCACGACGCAGGAGCATTTCGTTCACCGTCAGTTTGTAATAGTCCTGGCGGTTAATGTCGTGGAAGGCGCTTGCGGTCTCGACGGGAGCGCAGCTGAAAATATCCTCGTGACATTCGTTCGGGTCATAGCGGTGTGCCTGAATGATATTGGTACGGTACTCCTCCACCGTATCGCCGTACTCCATCATACCGCGCTTGAGCGGCTTAAGCGGGTTGCTCCACGTCTGACCCTGCATGACAACCATACCGATCCGGTTGACAAGCGCGTTAGCGAACTCGTTCCAGGCAGGGCGGTAGGAATCCATAGCCTTAATGGTGGACGCAATGTCGCCCTGATCGGCGGCGGGGATGCGCTCCCGATAGGTGGGGCTCGCCTCCTCGCGAATGGCATTAAGGATGTTAACGTTGGTGGCCTTCTCGTTGAGAGTGCGGACCTGGGTGTTGGTACGGGCAACCGGCATGATTAATCCTCCTTACCGTCAGCGTCAACGTCGCTGAACAGATTGTCGATGTGAATAACTTCGCCCTCGTCGGTAACGTTCTCCTCCACGATGCCGTCACCGTCGTTCTCGGTGTCGCCTGCGGGAATCTGCATCAGCAGGTCGTAGTTTCGCGCCTTGAGGTCTTGCACACTCGCAGAAAGCGAGTCGTTACCTTCGGCGAGTTCCGCGATTTTCGCGTCGCGAACGCTCAGATCATCGTCGTAGGCGCTGCCCTTGTCGTAGAGGTTGCGGAGCCATTGCGTAGTGCTCTCGTGGTCTCCCTCCTCGACACCTGCGAGCACCAGGGCCAAAAGCTGCTCGAAGTCCATATTTCCGTCCTTTCAAAAACGAAAAGCCCCGATGACGCAAGCCATCGGGGCAATGGTTAATGGTGGCGAGCGCCCTCGGCGGCGGCTCTGGTCGCGTCCAGTCACAAACGGGGCGGTTTGACCCGTGCGAATCCCCGTACTGTTCTACACACCTGACCGAAAGCAGCCACCATCGGGCTAATGGTAGCTGTTTTCAAAGTTTTCCGCAATACCTTCAAACTCGTAGGCCATTTCTCGGCGGCTCGCGATATCGTTCTTCTCCATAACATCGGTAAACTCCCACAGGTTCATAACGGCGAGGCGCACCACCTCGCCACGAGACCAGTTCATTTTCATTGCCAACGTGTCCACATAGTCGGCTTGCTGGTCGGTAAGCGTGAAGCTGCGTTCAATGCTCATAATGTTTCTCCTTACTTGTCTAAATACATTCATGGTGGCTCACTTACTTAATCGAAAAAGTTGTGGGCGTAAGCACGATGCCGCCCTTTACATGGTTTGGTCTCAGCTTACCCCAGAGTTCCAGGCCTTGACGGAAGTTGCCGAAATTGATTTGACTTCGCAAATTCTTCGGGCACCCGCAGGCTTTAACGTCTATATAGGGGGTCACTGGCACCATAGTATATACATCATCCACCATCTTGCCAACGTGGGTGACCCGTTCGGCGTAGGTCTTCGAGCGAACATAGCGGGCCAGGTCAAAATCGGATTCATGCTTCCAGGCCCCTAACTTGGTAGGGTGGACAAAATCGAGGTTGAGGGGTTCTTGCCCCAGGCAATGGATTGAATCGGTATCTGCATACAGAAAACGGGAGTAGATGCGCTGGCAGTTGGTGATGATGTCGCGCCGCGCGTAAGCCGTGATGAACGCACCCATGGGGGTGTATACAGGGGCGCGGGTCTCCTCCTCACCGAGGCGGTAACCTGTTTGACCCCCTTCCTTGAGGTAAGGCACCTTACCCGTAACGTCGGGGTTGGTCGCGAACTTGCCGTAAAGTGAGTTTAGCATCAGTTTAGCTCGCAACCGCTCGCCGCCCTCGGTGGTCTCCTTAATACGCATCCAATGGTCTATATACTCGCAGAACATACCGCGCATTGCCTGGAATTTATAACCACCGTTCCACGAGACCACGACAACGTCATAGTGTTCACTCAACAAATCTAAGTCAACATTTGTCAAGGCTAAATCCACCATGCCGTCTGAATCAATGACGTACTCGTGTTCGCTGAAATAGGGGTTGCCCTTGATTTGCACTGTGGGCAGATGATCGGGCTTGAGCTTAAGCGAGCAGGTTAGAAACTGAATGTAAAGCGGATATAGAGGGTCTTTGGTGTACCGCCCCGTGAAGTACGTGGGCAGGCCCACGGGCAGGGCATCGCTGTACATGACGGAAGGGTACATACTGTTCTTATCGTAGACGCTGCCCATCCATATATTACGCCGTGGTTTGTCCTCGGAACAGGTGAAACGAGGATTGGCATACGTCCAACCGCCTTTGTAGGCTCGGCGTATCTCGGTATCCATTGCCACGGGAATTTCCGGGAAGAGTCTACGCCAGAGTTTTTTGCCCAACCCGTCCTGATACCAGGCGAGCGCATCGGCTCCCGTGGTCAGGCGCGTTAATCCTCGTTCGAAGTCCTGGCGTAGCGCCATGGACATAATGAGCACGTCGTTTTTCAGGTATTGCTTTTCCTCGTCGGTGAGGTGATGGCCGACAGGGCGCGGTGCGTCATAGTCAATTGAGAGCTTGGAAACGGGAAGCTTGAAGGCTCGGGCCACTTCCTCAACACTCATGGTTAACTTCTTTAGGGAGTCCTTGAAGGTGACCACATTAAGCTGGCGCTTAGTGCGCTTGAAACAGACCTGAACTTGATAGTACTTCCCCATGTTGGAAATGAGGGTGGAGAACTGGCGGGTGCCCGGTTTTTCCTTGACCCACTCCCATCCGTTGTTCAAAAGGTAGTTGACGATGAACTCGCCGTCAAAAGCGAGATTGTGGAACCACATATCGCAGTTTTCCACGTCCTCGCAGAAGGCCAGGAACGTTTCCATGTTCGTTCCCATCGTAACCGTTGCTTCTCCGCTGATCTCGCAAGCTGCCCACGCCCAAACCCTGCAATCTTCCTCCTCCGTGGTGGTCTCGAAGTCAGCGGTGTAATCCAACGGTTCACCTCCTTACTTGCGTGGAAAATACCTTTCGTATTGCCGCCACCAGTCGGCCCCCTGACCAAAGGTCGGGGCGGTGCCGTAGCTGCGAAGGGTCTTTTCTCCCTGACGGGCCAGCTGTATGTTTCGCTTGTGGATGTCGTTATGCAGTGTATCCCACTTGGCGAAGAGGTCTTTCACCTTGCTGCGCTTTTTCTTCCGGGTTCGGCTAAGGTACTGCTCTTCGATGTAGTCCAAGTTGTAATCGAGAAATTCCAGGTCTACATCATCCTCGAATTGAATATTGTCGGGCGGGTAGGCGAGCCGCCAAATGGTTGCGCCGAAGTCGCCTTGGTCGGCGAGCATTCGCAGTTGTTCGTTGCTGAGGTTGGCGATTCGGTAGGTAAGTTCATCGTTGCCTATGCTCTTCGCGGCTCGGGTGAAATTCTCTTTGATCGCCTTGGCTCGTCTGCGCTCGTAACCGGGGGCCAACTGCCGTTCCATCTGCTCAATAGCGGTTTTTATTTGCGCGTCGCTCTTGAAGTCCGAGCCTTTCACCCGCCGGCTCCCCTGAATATTGCCGTATGCTCTGTAAGGCTCGGGCTCCAATAGCGAGCGCTGGCCTACGGTCATTTCATTCTGCGCGAGTCCCGAGATATAGGGCTTCAAGGCCATCTTATCCCAGTACTTTTGGTGTTTCTTGTGCCACCGCTTATAGAGGCGGTCATAGCGTTGTTCAAGTTTTTTGCTGGGCATCTGTGTACCTCCTTATATAAAGCGGCCCGCCGTGAAGGGGAGCACGGCGGGCCATGGCAGGAGAGAAAGGAGTTGGCGAGTTAGCGGACAAACTCCAGGGACGTAAACTTGAAACCGTTCTTGCCCTGCTTCTTCACGGGCTTGACCTTAACGGACGGGTTCCACGGGGCGGGGAAGTTCTTAAGCGCGGTAGTGAGGTTGCGCATGGAGGTCTCTACGCCGCTGGACACGCAGGCATAGTTACCCTCGTCGCACATGAGCACGATGCGGTTGGCGGACTCGATAACGCCCGTCTTCTCGTTCACAACCTCAATGGGCTGCACCACGTAATCGTGGATACCGATAACGTTGCCGATCTGATCTTCCAAGGCCTCGGCATCGGAAAGCGCGGCGGCGAGGTTGATAGCCTCCTCCATGGTCTCCGGCTCGAAGGTGGAGAAGTAGGCCATGGGGTTGGCGGCAGGGACGGGGGCCAGCGCGGCGTTCTCGTCGCGAACTTCCTCAAAGCTGGCAATGATCTCGTTGGTCATGGTTCTGTTCCTTTCTGTGGTGTACTATTCTGCGTTGTGCTCGATGGTTTCCAGTTCCGCGTGCTCCATGAACTCGCTATCAGGCATGGAGTATACTAGCGTAACCGGGGTAGCCGTGTCCAGCATGAAATTGGGGTGTTCCTTGCGGACTCTCGACAGAAGGTGGCGGGTGCTGGTGTAGTGGCCCGCCACCTGGTAGCTTACGGGCGTTACCTCGCCGTCGATGAGGTCATAGCCGTGAGCCACCGTGGCTTTCCTTCTCAGTTGCATTCGGTTTCACCTCCTTTCTTTTGTGGGCTGTACTATTCGGTTATCAAGGTGCTTTCTTCCTGACGTCACATAGTATACACCACCACGCCCACTGCGGAAGTGGGAGGCCGTGGGTTCATAAAGTCTACACAATGTTGTGAGGCGGTGAATTATAGTGCAATGGTGAGTAAAGTTAGTTGCAGTTTAGGGCGGCACGTTGGGTGTGCGGTACGGTGCAGAGTTGCACTTTGGGGGAAAGCGAGTCAGTGGGAGGTACAGTTATATAT